AAGGATATCAATTTAGTGCAGGTAAAAGAAAAGTTTGGAATGTTTCAGGAGCATCTAATCTTGAAGAACTTAGAGATCGTACAGCAAAACAAATCCTAAGAAGATTAAAAGAAGAAGTTTTGGATTTACCCGATAAGATTATTACACCAGTTTATTTGAAGTTAAAGTCTAAAGAGTATGAAAGTCTTATGGGTGAGTACTACGATTGGTACGATAAAAATCCTGACGAGTCAACTTCACTTACAGTACAGTTTTCTAAATTGATGAAAGTTAGAAAAGTAATTGCGAATGAAAAAACTAAACAAACAATTGAGTTTGCCGAAAACATTTTAGAACAAGGTAAGAAAGTTATAATATTCACAAACTTTACTGACACACTTCAAACAATCTATCAACATTTCGGAAAACAAGCGGTTTATCTTGATGGTAGTTGTTCTAATTCAGTTAGACAACAAGCAGTTGACCAATTTCAAAACGACGATAAGATCAGGGTTTTTGTGGGTAACTTAAAGGCTGCGGGTGTTGGTTTAACTCTAACATCAGCCGAGGTTGTAATTATGAATGACTTGTCCTTTGTTCCAGCAGAACATTCACAAGCTGAAGATCGTGCTTACCGATATGGACAAAAATCAAATGTTCTTGTTTATTACCCAATTTTTGAAAACACAATTGAGGGTGCCATTTACGACATTCTTAATAAGAAAAAACAAATTATCAAAACAGTTATGGGTGACCAAATCCAAGAAAATATTGGTGATGTTGCCGAAGAAATTTTAACTATGATAAATAAGTATCGATAGAGATATTTATCTATAATGAAAGTTAAAATAACATACGACGACACCAAATTCAAAAAAGAAGACAAGGAGTTAATTCATAAGTTTATTGAATTACTTCAAGACGAATATCCTTTAAAAAAGGAAATCACTGTAAAATTTTTAGGTAGTCAACTTGGTGGGATGTCCACTGGTTCAAGAACTTCACATGGTGAACTCAAAGTACTTGCTAAGGACAGATTGAATCGGGATATTATGAGAACTTTAGCACATGAATGGGTTCACGAATATCAAATGTCTGTACAAGGAAGAAAAAAAGGACCAGATATTGGTGGTAAAAATGAAGATGAGGCGAATGCATTTGCAGGTAGACTTGTCAAAATGTTTGAAAAAAAACATCCTGAATTAGAAAAAAAAATGTACGAAAATAAAACTATTAACAGTCGTGTTAGTTTACTTAACGAACAAATTTTAATTTCAGAAAAACAAACTATTAAATCTAATTTAATCATGGAAATGAAAAAAATTGGGATTGAAAAGTTACCTTACGGATACTCTTCCTTAAAGAAGTTTATTGACTCAAAAACAATGGATGTTCATTACAACAAACATTATAAAGGTTATGTTGATAAGTTAAACAAAGCCCTTAAAGATAAAAAGGGTGATATGGAGTTAGAAGAAATTGTAAAATCGATAAGTAAATTTGACAATACGGTGAGAAATAATGCTGGCGGAGCTTTCAACCACGCATTGTTTTGGAAAATGTTATCCCCAAACAAACAAGTACCAAAAGGTGAAATTTACAAACAAATCAAAAAAGACTTTGGTAACATAAAAAAAATGAAAGACGAATTCAATCAAGCCGCTAAGGACAGATTTGGTTCTGGTTGGGCTTGGTTGTATCTTGACAAAACAGGAAAACTAAAGATAATGTCACTACCAAATCAAGATAACCCTCTTATGAATGTAATCAAAAAGGGTGGATTCCCTCTTTTAGGTTTAGATGTTTGGGAACACGCTTACTATTTAAAATACCAAAACAAAAGAGACGAATACATTAACAATTTTTGGAATGTTGTGAATTGGGAATTTGTTGAGGAACTTTATCTGAGTAAAACAAAAAAAGAAAACTAAAATTTTTCCAAGATATTTATAGAAAAAAATCTTATGGCAATTATTAACGAACCAGAAAGAAGCGAATTCTACCAAAAAGTTAGACACTTACTTGGTGCTCCACTTAGAGCGGTAGAGTTAGAAGATGAAATGATGGACACTCTTCTTGAGTATTCAATAGAAGATTATTCACAATATGTTCAAGATTGGTTGATTGAATCTCAATGGACTTCATTGTATAACTTAAACTTAGATACTCAGTCTTTGGCAAATGCATTTATCACCAAAAGTTTAGATTGGGAAACTAGATACACTTATGCTTATTCAAAAATTGTAGGTTTACAAACAGGTGGTGATTGGGTGATCAAAAAGGATTATGTACAATTAGTACCTAACCAACAAATTTATGAAATACCAGCAGGTAGAGAAGTTAATGAAGTTCTTTGGTTTTCACCTACAGAACTTAATAATATTTTTGTTGACCCTTGGGCTTTTGGTGGTATTGCCGGTGGTGGTATCGGTGGCGGTGGAGGTTACGCACAAATGGGTAATTTAGCAGGAAGTTATTTTATGACACCAGCATTTGATATGTTGTTGAGAATGCAAGAGATCAATATCCAAAGAAGAATAATTTCACCTGATTTGACTTATTATATTACGGCACTTCCAGGTGGTAAAAAGGCATTACACTTATTAAACACCCCGGGGGGTAAGTTTGACTTTGGTAATGGCGAATTAATGAAAGGAAAAGTTTGGTATTGGTATTATGATACCACAGACGCAGATAGAGACAAATGTTTAGCGGACAATCCTGATATTATCAGACTACCTTCCGATGTACCGTTTGAAAAAATGTCTTGGTACAAACTAAATAACCCCGCTCAGATATGGGTCAGAAAATGGTTCACAGCATATTGTAAAGAAACATTGGCAAGAGTACGAGGTAAGTTTAGTGGTAGTCTTAAAACTCCTGATGGTGATTTGACAATGGATTATGCGACATTAGCGACTGAAGGTAAGGATGAAAAGGTAAAACTTGTTGAGGAATTGATAGGTGCTGATGGTAGATTAACAAGATTGAGACCTGAAAAAATGATGGAAAGAGAAGCTCTTCTTGCTGAAAACTTGAATAAACAGTTGAAGTTTAGAGCTATGCCTCGTCAAATATATGTGATTTAATTTATGACAGTAATAAAAAATAAACCAGTAAGAAAAACTGTCTTTAGAGGAGATAGATCATTTAATTTAGATACCTTTGAAACTATTGTAATGAGTGATGAGGTTTATAAAACAAATGGTGAAAGCCTTCTTATTGTTAGAGATGTTACCCAATCTAAAATTAAACTTGATTCAACAACAACTGAAAGAATAAGAATCAAAACACTTACCAATTGTGTGATCATTCCAGATGTAGGTCGAATAGACGAAGATTGGGATGAAATTTCAATTGGTAAGGGTGCTTGTGTTGAGTTACAAAATGTCAACGGTGTTTGGTATATCCTCTCCTCTGACGGTATTAAAATGGATTAATTCTTTTTCAGGTACATATCTCCACATAGTTTGGTCAGCATTTTTATACATGTGGTAAGGTGTCTCACCTACACGATTCCAAAATAACATTTCTTCTTCTGAAATTTCCATTACATCTTCTAACTTATCTTGATCACCTTCTTCGAATGGTTGACCATTAATTAATTCACACTGAACTTTAGTGAAGAATGGTCTTTCCTCAGGATTCTTAACTAACAAACCATTTCTAACTTCTTGTTTAAACACAACTAATAATGGTTCTACTCGTTTATTGAATGTTGCGATTGCTCTTTGGATATTATATTCGCCAGTCATAGTTGGGTTACTTTCGAGATCTGATGGATCAATTCGATAACAATTTAACTGAATAATTGAATCCAAGTTTTCAGGAATCGATGTTCCCCAATCTCTCATGTAATTATCAATATGTTCTTGAGACCAACCTTTCTTTGGTTTGTTAACTTTCTGAACATCACCGTGAGATGCTTTTGTACCGTTGTTTACATAAAAAATCACCTCACCAAGATTAGCGTTTAATTTGTCTTTGATTGCTAACTCCATGTGTGCTTGACGAGACATAAGTGCTCCCGACTTAGTTGTTTGTTTACTACGGATTATATAATCATCTATTGTTTGTTTGATCTTAGCCTTGTTTGCAATATCCATCAAAGGAATTTTTTGATCAAATATCTTTTGTACATATTCATAATACCATTCAACAAACTCTTGACCTTTACCATCAAGAAGTAACTTGATTCCTTTATCTAAGAACTTCTCAATATAGATTGGCATTTTCTTAGATTTGATCGAGTTACCTGTAAGTTTAATCTTACCTTTAGCTGTGATCAAAGCATAGTTCTTACGAGCCAAGTTAATACAGGCTGGCCACTGTCCGTCAGTATCAAGTGCCATCTCACCTCTCATTGCAAGATCGTTAAACTCCATAACATCCGCTTCTTCACCAACATACTCTTTACCCTCTTTTACTTTCCAATTTAGACCTTTACCCACATATCTTCTTGTCTCTACTCCTTCAGGAACTGAGAAGTTAATACCGTCCGTGTCCATTACAAGAGGTGTGTAACCACGATCCATAAAGAAGTGAATCATCATACGAAGATACTGACGACCTGTACAAGTAATCATCTCACCTCTATCCATGTCACCCCAATGGAATACTTGTGGGGCAGATAAAGCACCGAACATCGAGTTAATGAAGATCTTGATCGGTAATTGTTTACGGTCATAAGATGTTGATTTTTTCTTATCAATCGTTGCATATTCCTCGGCAAGTTGTTTGTATTTGATACGAGTGTTACGGAAGTAAGATAATAAACCTTTCATCGCACCTGTAACATCACACTCAGGAAATACATCGTGTACTAACTGAATAGAAGGGTATAGAGACGAGTAGTCGAGCTTTAATACATTTCTTGAGTATCCTGTTCTAATCAATCGAGAAAGTCCTCCTACGAAGTTTCCTTTGTTATTTTTTGCAGGAATTGCAAGTCCGTGTTTGTAAGACCAAGCCAACATCAACATTTTCCATAATGTTGCGGTACCCATAGTTGAAACTCTTTCATATGTT